GAACAAGGACAGGGTGCCCGAGGTATTGCACTCAAGTATCACGCCCCCCGCCAAGTGAGCATCAGTGATCTCGGTATCCGTGGTGAGGGATATGATTGATGTGGCCCCTGCCGATGAGGCATTGATCGTGACATCCACGGTACCATCAGAGTTCTCAGAGGCGCTCACACCATCGCCCTTGAAATTGAGATTGGTTGGCACCCCCAGAGAAACGCCATCCGCCTCAATAATCAGGTCAGACCCGCCGCCTCCGCCGCCGCCTGCAGCACCACCCCCTATGTCATAGAGCGTGGTGCCATCGGTGTGCAGGATGCCAGAAGCGGCTGCAGACACAACAAGCGCATCCGATGTCGCGTCCTCCATTTCGACCACAGCATCCTCGTCCGTGTTGTTCACCAGACAGAATGCCTTCGCAATCCCCGAGGGAACCGTGAAGGTGAACCCGGAACCGGGTGCGCCGGACAGAACGTAAAGCTGGGTAGCTTTGAACTGCGCTTCGGTCAGGGCCACATCCGTGGTGATCGTCAGGGGCAGAACGGTATTCATCGAGTTGTCCAGACCATCGAAAGCCGCGTTGGCGGTAGTCTCCTTGTTGGTCTGGCCCTCAACAATGTGATCAAGGTCAAGATTTGGAGTTGGCATCAGAGCGTTCCTTCTTCGTAGAGGGCGGTCTCATAAGAATAGCCCCGGCCCACTTGGGCACTGATCTGGTAAATCTTTACATACAACGGGACAGGAAGCGACCCAAAGTCTGTTGTGATGTTGGCTGCAGAGTAGTCCGCCGTGGGGACAGTCGATGTCAGGGTGCGCAGGACAGCCCCGCCTGCCCCGTCCAGAATATCAACCGCATAGCTTTCGGTGTCTTCCTCCAGCTCGACAGAGCCGGTGTTGTTGCGCCATGCACCTTCGCCCCGCGTGCGTCGATCCCACTGGATGGTCACACCATTGTCACTCTCGACATAGAGGCTGGGGTGGGCGACAGAGAACGGGATCAGGCCCCGCAACTGAACCGTGAGTTCCCGTGTACGGATTATGGGGTTGGTGACACCCGCCGCGATAGACCGGTAGGTGATGGTGTCCCCCTGACGGGACAGAGGTTCAGAGAACACCTGAAGCGTGGCCGGGTCTGCTAAGATCAGATAGGTGGGTCCTGTGGCACCCGACCATCGAAGCGCTTCAACATTGGTGCCCCGTTGGCCCCGCATCAACCCGGTCAGGGTAAGGATGGTGGCCCCACTGGCGTCCACGGCTTCCGCAACATCCCGGAACCGGATGACCTCAAGGATGTTGTTGTCCGGGTTCAGCAGGATGGCCACGTTCTGTGACTGCCCAATCATCTGAGCCTGTGTGACAGACACGAACTGATCACCACGCGCGCCACTGGACAGGACAAGGTTGGCCTCCTGCACCCCATTGAAGTTGGGGTCCGGCAGGGCAGGTACACCCGCCGATGACACGATACCATATGCCATGCCTGAGCTGGAAACCGCACGCGTATCGAAAGAGGACCCCGCCGTGTAACTGACCTGACCCGCGCCCCCCACGAAACGGCGATTGGTATAGACCGGGGGAAGCCCCGCGACATATCCCATATACGTGCCAGAGGATCGCGCAAGGCTGGTGACCATGTCATATCGAAGGGGTGGCAGGTCCAAGACAAACCCGACAACACCCGGTGCTGGTAGCTGGGCAACAGAACTGGAGCTGAAACCGGGGGACCCATACGGGATAGCAGGCTCGGCTTGGTTCTGTGTGTAGACATCCCCGTCCACCAGATATCCCTCCAGCTCAAGCTCAAGATTGAAGCCCAGAGCGGCGCGACTGACCCGCATGGTGTCAATACGCTGCGCCGCCGTGAACTCCAGAACGTCGCCCGGTGTCACGCCGATATACTGGTGAGGCAGAGTGTACCTGAACGTCTCGAGAGACAAACGGCTTTCGTAGAGTAGGCGTTCCACAATCCCCTTCGCCTCCCTGTCGTCCAGCACCAAGGGAAGCTCGGTAGTAACATCCCCCTCAGACCCAACCGTCAGGTAGGTGTCTGTGATCTGACGTGCATGCTGTGTGGCCTTTTCGTCCAGCAAAGCAGTGGACCGGTAGTTCAGGAATATCATGCGAGGAACCGTCTTCTCGTCGCGTATCTCTTCCTCAAAGATTATCTCATTGCTGGAGCGGACCAGATCATCCTCTGGGATCACAACATCAGTGGTTCCCCGCTTCTGCTCAAAGATGATCTTTCCATCCCGCTCAACAGACTGAAAGTTGTAAGCAATCTCCAGAGGCTCAACAGCTGATCGGAAAGTGGTGTCCCTCCCGATCACATAACCCTTGACAAAAATCTCCGCGAGATCAGTGACGTCGATATCAGCATCCGTCAGCTTGCCACGGGTCACGATATTGCGGACCACTTCGGACAGACGTTCGGTGCCGCGCGAAAGGGCAGGCCGGAAGTATTCCCAACCATAGACACTCCCCTCCCCCGGCAACTCCTGCAGCACCATGCCCCTAGACTGACCCGGCTCAAACATCACCGGAGCATAGTTGGTGGCAAGGCCATCCCCCGCGTTGAACTGCGCTGCGGTAAGCTCCTCGTTTATGTTGCCCGTCTGCCCGTCAATGATCTGGAAGTCCCCACTGTTGGTGGGGAGAAGCTGGGCAAACAGATTGGAACCACTCACGCGCCTAGTATAGCTGTCAGGCACCCCGGCTGGTCTGGCAAGGTCAGTCCGCTCCCATACAACTGGAGGCTCCCCCGAGTTTGCGGCAATGGCGTCCCTGTCGAGATTGAAACATATCCACTCCCCAGACCCCGTCATCACAAGGTAGTTCAAGTCCTCCATGTAGATACCCCGCACTAAGGACCCAACCGCCTGTGTGGGAGACAGCGACCATCGAATGGAGGTAGCACTCATGGTACCGCCTGCCGTCACTACAGCCAAAGTAGCAGTGATAGCGTCTGTGGCTGTCAGGTCCTCGTTGCGCACAAAGACCACAACATCCACCTGACCATCACTGATGGTGCGCCCTTGGATAGCCCCATAGAACCCATATCCCGTGAACCCGGAAGCGGTGTTGCCCGACAACAAACCTGCATTAATAGCCGGGGTTCCACCCAGACCGGTTGGTCCCTCTGTCCAATCGTTCTCGAACCATACCACGTTCCCCAGCAATCCCGCGTTCGCTGAAAACATGGCGAGTGTGTGTAGGTGCTGACCCCCCGGCCCACTCGCATTCAAGGCACACCCCGTCAAGACAAAGACGTTCAGACTGGTCTGGGTTGGGATATAAATAGGCTGGATGCCCCCCGCCATGTTGGACACGTTGAACTGGGGGACAGTCCACTGACCCAAGATCGTGCTGCCAAGAAAGTCATTGACCTCGCCGCCAACACCAGAACGCCCTACCGGGATCAACAGCTCCTTGTCATAGAAAACCAACGTGCCATAAAACGTCTGTCCGATACCTCCCTCGACCAGACCAATCAGGTGGTCCCCCCTGACACCTACGAGACTGTTCTGAGCCGAGAACGGATTTGACTGGCCAACACCTAGGAGGTCGGGGTTGACGCTGATGCTCACATCAAAAGAGGACGCAAGCTGATCTCCGGTGACAGCATCAGCCGCCTCCAGATACACCGGGTCATCGGAGGGGCTGCCATCACCATCAACCCGCTTGAATGCATAGAACACACCGCGTTCGTCGTCATACACGACAGGCTTGGTGGACGTCAGAGTATAGACCGGGTCATCGGACCCCATGTTTCTGAACGTGAGTTCACTCTCCTCAGGATCGCCCCATGTCACGACAAAGCGCAGCTGGGGGACACGGTTGCCCAAGTCCTTCAGAGGCATGCGGTTGAATACGATATAGGACAACCCCCGATATGCCGGACAGACCTCCGCCCCTACAGCCTCGGCCATGATAGGGTCTTGGTCCTGATCCAACGTGCCGGGATAGAAGTTGAACTCAAGGTCCTCAATGATGGGAGGCGCGCGCTCGTTACCGTCATCATCGACCCGATCAGCCTCAGACACACTGTCCAAGAACGGGTGCAGATTGCCAGAAGGCTTGCCATCAATAGCCTCGGCATCATAGATCAGTTTGCCATCAGCATAGATGCCAAGCAGCGCCTTGACCTCACGCTGTGTGATGCCGACCGCGCATGTCAGAAAATAGGAATACTCAGTCCGGGTGCCCAGAGAAAACGGGTTGCCCTTGCCAATGTCATACTCCTTGGCAACCTCCTCAATCTCCTCACCCCAGATGATGTTCCCGCCCACGATGTCGGAGCCGTACCCAATAGGGATCACCCGACCATAAGCGGCGCTGGCTATACTCGTGTCATCCAGACGCGGACCCTGCACATCCTGCTTGGGACGGAGCGCGGCAATGGCCAGACTGATGGCAGCCTGAATTGCGATGTTGATAACGAAGCCTGTTGGATCAGCCATCAGACACTCCTCTAAAGTCATAGGCCCCATAGAGGACCATGCCGTCTTTGCGCCCCTTGAAAAGATCCAGTATCACCTTTCTACGGCTGGCATAAGCATGGACAATGGCACCCGAGGCCGGATCAATCAGGATAGATGCATGGAACGGGGATCCCACGAAACTATGTAGCAGCACCATCCCCGGCTTCAGGGTATCCCGAGACTTGCGGGTGAGGTACTGGTCGAAATAGTCCCGGACAGAACCATCTGGGTCGCGACGGTACGCCGGTATCTTCATGTTGGGTGGCAGAGCCCCGCACTTCTTTGCGACCATGTAGACAAGCCCCACACAATCCACATTGAGATCAGACCGCCCCTGATGTTTCCAAGGCGTACCAAGCATCGACCGGGTTGCCGCCACAACATGTGTTCTGGTAAATCCGTCCATCATTTCGCATTCGGATAAGTCTTGAGATAATTTTCGCCGGGGACGTAGGGGTGGCCCTGAAAGTTGAGGACATTGTCGAACTTGTTGCCACAGTCCAGCACCGTCTTGTTGCAGCCGGGGATCAGGGTGAGGGTGTCCCCCAGCTCGACGTTGAACGGCATGCGCAGGTGCAGCTCAATATCCAGACCGGAGCTGGTCCCCTCATCCGCTGTCTTGATGCCCCGTGATACCCCGGCATTCGCGCCAGACGTAAACAGGACGGCCCCATTATAGAACCAATCCGGGAACTCCGCGATGCGGCCCCCAGTGACATCGACGTTGAACACCTTTCGATTACCACCCCCGGTCACGGTACCGGGCACATCCAGTTTCGCCTGCGCGACAAAGAGCGCGGTACCATCTGTTACCTCAGTCCCCACGGTGGCGCTGGCATAGGCCGACAGGAACGCATCGTCGCTGCTGTCCCCCGCCTGAATGCATTTGAATATCAGATCAGCGTTGTTGCCAGCCGTGATCCACTGGCCAAGCGCATACCTTGTTTCAGGGGCGCGGGCAGTAGAGGTGGTGACAGGGACCCCACATTTACGGCTACCCAGATCGACCGGGCACGCCGGGGTGTAGACCAGAGTGAGACCCTCGGACAAAGCCTGCGAAAGACCCCTCAACTCAGCATCGAACTGAGACAGGTTATTCTGCTTGACGGAACCAATCCAGCCACTGCGCCGGATCACCGCGCCCATGCTCAGGTCTTTGTAATTCACCATGCGGATGACCACACGAGCGCCGTCCAGCAATCCTCCACGGATATCAGACCTGTCAAACAGGACCCCGTCGATGATGCCTTTGACCTCCATGTTATCCACAGACATATCCAGCTTGTCTTCAATGGCAGACCGGTCATAGCCCACGCCAGTGACATACTCGTTGCCTTCAAAGACGATTGAGTTGTCGTGGTCGGTCAGCCTGTAGGTGGTGCCATCACGACGCACGATATCCCATAGGGATGCAAGCGTACCAAGTTCTCCATCAAGGTGGGTCTGCAGAGCGGTGGGTATCGTCAGGGGCATGGTTACAGCTTCAATTCTACAATGGGGATTTGAGGTGTGAGCAACACGTTCTTGGTCTCCACAATGATCTCCAGACGGTCTGTATCGAACCGGACAGGAAGGTCAAAGGTACCTGTCCAAGTCAAGTCAACACCATAGTCTGGAGGCTCAGAGAACTCAATCTCGCCAGTGCCCGCGTTCGTGGTGAACCCGGAAGTGGTCGCCACACCATCCACATAGAGCGTGAAATCATCATCGATAACCGGCTTGAAAATAGGCTTGGTGTATGTGAACCCACTCTCATCAGCATAGGTGTAGGACATCTGAAACCCGGTGTCCCCGCTATCTGGAACCGATGTGAAGCCCTGCTGCACCGTGCCGGTGGTGTAGTTGGACCAGTCCCGGAACCTGAACCCTCGCGCCTTGCCATTGCGTGCCATAAAGAAGTTCCTGATTTTCAGGGCGTTCTCACGAGTGTCGATACCATAGCCAATATCCCACTCCCCCCGATCAACAGACCAGAGGCTATTCCGCTTCTCTCGACCGGAGTTGAGCAAGGTAACGGTGGTCAGGAACCCCGGCCCCCCTTGGGCACCGCGTTCAATCTCAATGGGCAAACGGGTTTCATCAAACGACATCGGTCAGTCCTTAGTTGTTCCGGCTGTCGGCATCATCCAACAGAGCCTTTGTGCGGGCGCGTATCTGTGCTTCGGAGCGACGGAAGCTGTCTGGGTTAGCGCCGGGGAAATTGAAGTTCTGGGTAACATTGAGAGATCGCGCCTCCTGTGGGGAGGTGCTTTGTGAACGCAGGTTCATTATCGTGTTCAGCTCGGCCTCACGGGACACCTCACGGTACGCCTTGGAATACATCCGCCCCATGCTGGGTGATCCGGAGCCGCCGCCTCCGGGCATACCACCCAAAGCCATGCCAAGTTTTTTGCCGCCGCGCAAAGCACTGGCCATACTCTTGTTGCCATTCATGGCCAGCAAAAGGTCCATGTTCTTGCGTGCCGACTTGGCATTCACCACGAACTCGCCATCAGACAGGAACCGCATGATACTGTCGGACGTGCCGGTACCGGGACCCTTGACAGGACCACCAGCCGCCATACCAGTGGACGCGGCCTTGCCAAAGATGCTGCTGATGACACCAAGGAACCCTCCGCCGCCTCCGCCGCCGCCTCCGCCCAAGAGACCACCAGAGCCGCCGCCCCCGGCACCCCCGCCCAGAAGACCGTTCATCAGGTTGGCCACCAGACGGTCTGCAAGGAACTTGGATACCTGCTTCAACAGATCAGTGAGCAACCCTTTGAAATCGGCCTTGCCGGTAGTGACCAGATCCACAATGACGTTTGAAAGCCCGTCGAACGCTGATTTCATCAACTGAACCGTGAACTCCACGGTGGTCTGCAGGCTGTCGTTGATCTCCTGAAGACCAGCCTTCAGACCATTGGCAAAGGTGTCCCCTGCCTGCTGGGCAGCCTTCAGCGCACCCGCCTCCTGCTGCAGCAACCCGATCTGCTGTTGGGTAAGCTCAACACCGTTCTGGCGAGCGACGTTCGTCAGCTCTTGGATCATTCGTGCGTTGTCTAGTTCGGTACCATACAGGCCAATCAACTCGATCTCGTCACGGTAGCCCTGCACACGCGCCTGAATGGCCTGAGCGACAGGGTCCTCCTGCGCCGTGACGCCAGACCCGCCTACACCACCAGACGTGCCAGCTGACGCGCCTCCGCCGCCCCCGGACGCCGTGACAGTCTTGGGATTGAACCTCTCGTCCAGCCGCCCCTGCTCCCGCAAGGCGTTGAGGTTACGGTCAAGCGACTTGGTGTACTCGTCCATCTGCTTCCGGGCAACCTCGGCCTCGAAACCACCAAGCCCCAAGGCCCCCGCAAGCTCGGCCTCCTTGGTGGCCAGCGCCCCCGCCCGCCGTGTGGCCAGAGCATCCGCCCCCGCCGCGCGGGCTTGGTTCTGTGCCTCCTGACCAATCGAACTCAGGTCCAGAGAATTGATGCCAGACTGCAATGCACTCAGAGCCGCCGCCGCTTGGCTAAGGTTCTGTGCCAGAGCCCCGGCATTGTTTGCCGCCCCGGCAATGGCCCCGGATGCAGAGCGGGCATTGGCGTCCACGTTGGCTGCCTGAAGCGCCGCCTGTGTAAGTTTATCAACAGCCTGACGGGTGTTGTCATCGAGGTTCTTAACACCCCCGGCTGCCTCAATGATCTCCTGTGCCAACGCCAGAGCCTTGACAGAGGCATCCCCCAGACTGTCGGTGGTCTTGAGATCCACCAGAGTGGCGTTGATGGCCGCAACCTTCTCAGAGGATAGCGTCGTCTTGTCAAGGAACTCGGACGCCTCCGCCAATAGGTTGCCAAAGGTAAGCTGACCGTTGACGATGGCCAGCTCCTGAGTGATGCGCAGGGCCTCCTGAACCGTACCAGCGACCGCGCCATACTTGGCCTGCAGCTCTCCGACCGCAGGGATGGTCGCAAAGGTGGCATCCGTGATCAGAGCCTGTGCCTGAGCCTGAGCGCGCAAGATACCTGCGGTTCCATTGAGCGCCAGATTGAAGGCAACCACCCGTGCTTCGGCTGCAGAGTTCTGCGCCTGCACATCAGCCAACCGGCCCCGGTAGACATCCAGCAACCCGTTCAGCTCTTGGATTTGTTCCCGGCCCCGTGGCGTGAACTGCAACGCGGTCTGTGAAGCGGCATCCTCAAGCTGGGCAATGACAGTCTTCAGAGAGGTGATCTGGGCCTCAGTGGCCTTGACCAGAGCCTCGCCAGATCCCCGGCCCTGTACGTTTTCGAATACCTTCAGCGCATTGGCAACTCCTTCAGTCGTACCCTTCAAGGTCTTCAGGGCATCATCGAACCGCTGAATGGCATCACGACCTTCCCGCATGGCGCGGGTTACAGCAACAACCCCAGCCGCGAGGGCAAGGAAGGGCACCAACCGGCTGGCCACCGCAAGAGCCCGCATGGCCATGGAGGCTGTCCCGGCCCCGGTGGCCAGAGCATACACGCCAGCGATGTTGCCCGTCACTGCCAGCCTGAAGAACTGCAGCACCTTGGCTGAGAAGCTCACACCCGCGCTCAGGCCAAAGAACGCCTTGGTCAGTGACGTCACCGCCAACCCAGCGGGTCGCAAAACCTTGAGTGCGACCAGACCGGCTGCAGCCACCAAAAAATCCATGTTGTCTGTCAAGACCTCGACAATCTTTGACAGGGCCTCCATGGCGGGAACGAGAACAACAAGGGCAATCTGTCCAAGACGGGTGAAGCTCTCCGCCAAGGATGCGAGGGACACAGTCAAACGCTGATCAAGGTTCTTCGCAACCTTATCGAAGGCAATCTCAGTGGCCCCGGCTTTAACACCAAGGTCCTCAAGGACGTCCGCGAACGCACTGGAGCCCCCGCCCGTCAAGGCCAGAACACCACCAAGGGCTTCGACAGACCCGAACAACTGGGCGATGACCGCAGTGTTCCCTTGTGCCTGAGTGGAGATTTGATCCAAGAACCCTTCGAACCCCAGAGCCTGCAGCCCCGCAATATCGAACTGGATACCCAACATCTCTGCGGCCTTCTCCGCCTCGCTGGTAGGCTTGATGATAGACTGAAGGATGCCGCGCAACTGTGTGACAGCCGTGTTGGTATCGATACCCTGAGTGGTCAGAGCCGATGTGGCACCAACAAGGGTATCGAAGGACACCCCCGTACTGACCGCCAGAGGGATGACTGCACCCAGAGATGCCGCCAGCTCCCCGATGGTTGTCTTACCAGCCTGCATGGCCACAAACAGAGCGTCCGATGCCTCGGCTGCAGAGATCACTTCCGGACCATAGGCGTTGACAGCGGTGGTCAGGATATCGACGCCGGTGGAGACATCAGTCACACCGCCAATAGCCAACTTGTTCGCCTGCCGGACAATCTCGGTGGCGATGGGGATGGTAGCCGCGCCCGCTGAAATGGCCTGATAGAAGGCTTGGATTTGGGTTGTCTTTGTGCCCCCGAACTCCCGGACCAGATCCCGAGTGGCGACGGTCAGGTCCCGGAGCTGGACAGGCGTGCCTTCGATCAGAGTAGATGTCTCTGCCAGAGCGGCGTTGAAAGCTCGTGCAGACTGCGCGGCCCCCACGAACACAGACAACCCAACAAGAGCCACCCCGAGTAGGGCAACCCCGGATGCAATGGCTGCGATGCGAGGGGGGATGAGCGCCGGAAACAGGGCAATCAGGGCGGTAGGTCCAATGGCTGCCAAGACACTTCCAAGCCCGACCGCCGCCGTCTTCAGAAGCCCAAAAGCTTTCGATGCAAGGGACGCCTGCTTGGCCACCTCCCTTGTCTGAGTGGCCAGCTCCTCGGCGTTCTTCGATGCATCCTTGGTGTTCTTACCCAGACCCTCGGTGGCCTTGGCAGCCATCTTGGTGTCGTCTTCAAGACGCTTTACTTCCTTGCCAATGGATTTGAAATCGCCGCCGACAGACTTGACAGCCCGCGACGCTTCGTTCCTAGCCTTGAGAATGAAGGTAATATCTTGGGCCATCTGCCATCACCTAGAATTGCGACGTGACGCACTCTTGTGGGTGCCGCGTCTGGTGGGCCGATCAGCCTTCTTAATCTGAAGCTCCTGCTGCCGTGAGCGCCCGGATGCTATCCCGGTCTCTGTGGCTGTGATGACCGCGCTGTAACCGGCTGCCTGATCATCCAAGGCTCCTACAGAGGGGAGAATACCCTTCTGCCAGTGAAGATGCAAGGAAAAGGCGATGCTCTCTATCTCAGGGTTGTCCCTGAAGTACCCAAGAGGGCAGAGCCCCATGGCATTATCGTCCCCATAAGGGTGGGGCTGCTGCACCGGTTTGGTGCAGCCCCATTTGGCCTTCTGGTCTAGGCTGCAGTCGGCGCACCATCTGTCTGGATAGAGGATACGTCCGTAGACGGCGCGGGCAAGTTTCCCGCGTCACTATCCCCCTCAGAGATCACGTTGTCATCCATGATCACATCCGCCAATTCCTCGACCACAGCCAAGGGGATCATGTCCATGAATGTGGCGGGTACCACAGACTTCTTCACGCCGCCGCCGATGTCCCGGACAACCAACTTGAAGGGGATCGCGTTGCCTTCCTCATCCAGAAAGTTCTCGACGCCCTTGAGCCCACGACGCACGGCTTCGAAATTCATCTTGGTACGGCTGACGGATGTCTTGATGTCGGTGTTATCCGTGCTCTCCTCGCCATCAGACTTGGCATCGCCCTTCTGTTTGAAGCTGATCTCGGTGGCGCTGTCGCGGATCGTGCCAACATCACGAGATGTCAGAACCCCAAGTTTCCAGATGGTGGGGTCTTCACCATCATCCAGATCAGAGATGTAGTCGCGTACTTTTGTGAGATTTAGAGCCTTGATGGCCATGGGGGGTTCCTCCTGAAATCGGGTCCGCAATGATTGTCAGGAAAGAGGGATGTCGTCAAGAGTGTGAACGTGCGTTCACTGTCCGTCGCTTGATATCCGAAAGAACTCGGATGGTTCGAACTGCACATCCCGTTGACCGGGACATAGGTTGCGATCAGGCATCATGCGCGGAACGTAAGAGTACCAACCGTCTGTCATGTCCATAGGCACCCGCACCCGGATCGGGATGTACTGAAACCCAAAAGATGGCGTGGCCTGAACCGCTGGGGTGTCATATGTATATCGGGGCACGATAGCCGATGCAGCCGATGAGAAGAACTGCACACGTACCGTGGTGGGGCAGTCCTCATTGCGTCTCAGGTAGTACAGGAACGTGATGTCGTCGCCGGGTTTATGGGCCACAGTCGGGAACGTCAGTTGTGCGTTACCTTTGGCCTCTAAAAAAGGGCGCACCTCAGGCAACCTCGCCTGTAGACTTTCTAGGCTGGCCAACAACTGTGCCAGATCGGAGCGGATGGCAGCGGTCTCTGCGCGGATGGCGTTGTCGCTGGTGTTCAAGACAACTGAATGCTCTGATATCTTCTCTTCGAAATAGGCATCCAACTGAGGCTGCACCCCATTCCAGAACGCGACCCAAATGACACCTACAGCAATAATGACAGCTGCAGTGTTTCGGACCATAGCCCCGGCAAATGCCCAGACTTTCGCTTCGCTGATTTCAGGCCCTGACATGGTGAGGGGTTCCCTATTGTGCATATGTAAAGAAAGCGCGCTATCCCCTCCCGAGGTAGCCCGCTGGTGCCAGACTGGTAGGAGGCCCCCAAAGGGGACCCCCATGATACAGGTTAGGTGAACAATATCTGGAGTTCGTCGTTGCCACTCAAACGGGACAGGGCACCATCGATCTCAAAGATACGGATGTTGTTCCGGTCAGCATACGAGATGTTGGTGATCTGGTGGTTAGGCGCGTGAAACAGGACGGTGTTACCATCCACGGTGCCGTGCCGGACCCACCATTCAACAGAGGTACCATTCTCAAGATAGGACCAGAT